AGAACAACATGGACAAGTAAGTGGAAATTCAACCATTGCTTTTAATGCGTCGTGTTTGGTGATGGTTTGCTTAATACCATTGTGAATAGTCCAGGTTTTACCGTTTTCTTCCCATATATCACCTTCAATATGAGTAACTTTATCTTTACTATAACCTGATTGAATTCTAGTAGCATTTCCAGTATTACCTGAAATAATGTTTCGCATTCTTTGAATGTCGTGTTCTGAGAATTCTCTGTTTAATTGTGACATAACTTATATTCCTAATTTTTTTAAATCGTTTATTGCTTGTTCTGTATTTTTATATAAAATTCCAATACCATTTTTAGATTTCCAATTCATAATAGTATCTTCTCTATCGTCAATTAGTATTTTGTTTGGTCCTGCTAAATCAGATTTTTGTTTAGCTTGTTTAAAAACTATTGGGGTACCTGGAATGTTATCTTGTACCCATAATGTTTTTCCTATACGACTTGATTCGTGGTATGAGGGAGCGGTGAGTAAAGTTGGTTTATAAGGTTTAATATAATCCCATAATTCTTTACCACCAGGCATCCAAGGGATACCTCTCCAAAATCTTACTCCAATTTCATTATCAATAAGTTTCCAAAACATTTCTGTGGCTTTCTTTTCACCATATTTTTGGGTCATTTCAGCTCTGTATTGATCAGGAGACATTCCTGTAAAATGTTCAAAACGTGCTTCGAAGTCGCACAAACATCCATCTAAATCCTGGTATATTTGGTAATTAATTTTAGGTTGAGCTTCTTCGAACAATTTATTTAATGATATCATCTATTATCTTATCTTTTTTACTTCTATTTTCGGATTTATATAAGGGTTGTGTATTAACATAATTAAAGCACTTGTAAATGTTTTCTTCAATGGTTAAATCAAATTTAGAGCAAGGGTAGATATGATCTACTTCCCATATAACTCCATGATTACCCCAATTCATATCAGGTTTAAATTGTTTCTTTAAATGTTGTTTATATTCTTCTAAAGAGCAACCTAAATATTTTAGAGAGGTGTTATCCCTATGAGTTGATTGTTTTTTTAAAATACTATTCATTCTACATCTAAAATTGCTTTTTAATTTATGGTTTAAATTATTATGATATTGGTGAGTATCCCAAATTTTTCTTGCATCTTTATAATGTGAATATTGATTTTTATTCCAATCTTTATCCTTTCTATCTTCTTTAACACAAACTCTACACCAATAATTTAAATTATCAGTTTGAGACTTCATTGTACTAAATTCAGTTTTAGACTTTTCTTCACTACATTTAACACATATTTTGTTGTTTGGATCTTGAGGTAAGAGTATAATCCTTTCAGGACGATATTTTTTACTATTCTTAATTACACATTCTTTACAATATATGTCTAATCCATCTTTTTTAGATTTATTCTTATTATATTGAGTAAGTGGTTTATCTTGGTTACATTTTTGGCAAATTTTCATATCTTATTATTTAATATAAATATTAAAAAATCCAAAAAGACCCCATCTACTTTCAATTAGTTATGAACAAAAACTAAACTTTTTCTATATGATATCCAAAATAAGACTCTTGATCTTCAGGATTATAGTATCTATATCTAGTTTCATATCTATAATCACCATCTTTATAAACCTCTACTTCTTCATCAGATTCATATTCTTGAACAAAATTTTCAGCTTCCATTTCGCTATTAAAAAACTTTTCAGTATAAGGAACATCATCTCCACTATAATCGTGAAATATTACTTGGTATTTTTCTTCAGTTACTTCTTCAAGTAATTTGGTTTTTAATTCTTTTAAATTTATATCTTTCATAATATTTAATTTTTTACCATTTTTTACAAGACCAATAGTTAGCTTTCCAACGTGGTCCTGGATTAGCGCAGTTATGTCTTGCTCTATAAGCTGCTCTTCTTTTAGGGTTTTTGGCTTTAATCACCATTCTTTTACCTTTAGCGGATTTACCACCAAAGCCAAAGTTAACTTTAACTACTTTACCCTTATTATTTTTAACATATACTTTAAATTTCTTAATATCACCTTGCATAATTTTACCTAAGGTAACTTTACGTCCACGATATTCAGCTTCAGTTAAGGTTGATTCAGATAATTGTTTAGTATATTCTTTTAGAAAAGAAATAAATTCTTTTAAATCTTGTTCGTTTTCAACATCATATTCTTCAGTATTGTCATGCCCACATTTATGACAAACATAAGGATCATTTCCTCCACTAGCTAAAGGCCAGTGCCACTCACAATTAGTACAATAAATTTCTTCTAATTTACTTTCAAAAATTTCAGGATTTTCACGTCCAAATTCTCTCATTATTACCCCAGCCATTGCATTAGCTTCATTTTCAGTATTAGAACCATCTTCTCCATTTAATTCATCACCATTTAAATTTTGCATGTGATGAACTAACTCATGAGCTAATGTTCTTAAAATATCAGCCATATTTCGGTTATGAACTACTATTTTTATTTCTTGCTCTTGTGGGTAATAACCTCCAAAACTTTTATATTCTTGTGAGTATGTTGGAGAATTAATAACAAAAACTTTAGGTTTATCTATATTTAATCTATCACAAGCATAATCAACAAATCTATCCATTAACGGAGCTTTTTGTGGAGTAAAGTTTTCATGTAATATAGGACCAGGTTTAAATTCATCTTTAGAATAAATAGAAAATATTTTTTTAGCATCAATACCTTTTGGTAAAAATGTTTGTATATCTTCTAAATCTTTATTACGAATAGCCGTTCTTAAATCAGTAGCATTTAAACTTTCAAAACTACCTGCATCTATTATTTGAACATTAGAATATTTTTCTCTATCTTTATCAATAGAAGCATATCTACTTCTTTCCCCTTTACCATAAAGTACAATAAAATCTCTTGATTTGTCTTTTATAATATCAAATACTTCACTTACGGGAGATGATTTAGTTGAAACTTTTATTTCAACATTTGAAGGTAATAAATCTTTGTACAAAGACCAAACTTTCATTGATTGCTCAGGTGTGAATTCATCTTTAGGCACATTAGACATTATTACTATCACTTCATCAGCAATTTCAGAAGCTTTATTGGCAACATTAAAATGCCCTGCGTGTGGTGGTTTGAATTTACCAGGATACAAAGCTACTATAGGAGTAGACTGTTCTAATAGTTCTTGTACTATTTCTTGACCTATATTCATTAAATAAAATTTTGAATTTTAGACTTTGCAGAACTTAAATCATCAAATTTAGGTAATGTTTTTACCATAGATTCGATATCTTTATTTAATTGATCTTTTTCAGCTCTTGATTTAGCCATTTCTTCTGGTGTTTTTGGTTTTCCTATAGCAGAAGAAGCTTGTGTAAATGGTTTAATTAATTCAGGGCTAAATCCTTTATTAGAATTTTCAGAATCATTATTTAATAATATAAAATTATCTCCAAAGGCCTGCTCGTATACATCAATATTTTTATTAACATCTCTCCAAGTACGTAAAACAATACCAGGCATTAAACTTCTATCACGTTCTTGATTACGTTCAAGTGAAGTTAAAGGTGAAACATAAATCATTAACATAAATGTCTCGTACCTTAAATCTTCTAGTTGTTGTTTTTTCTTTAAAACAGGACCCGAAGCAGCACCAGTTCCATCGATAATAATGTTATTTTTATCTTCGATGGATTGTGCTAATTTATCTTGTGTTGTTTTTCTAGCTTGAGCTTGAAGTTTAGCAGCTTGGGATAATTGATCAGGAGTAAAATCTTTTTGTTTTAAACCAATACCACTTGCTTTTAAAAGTTCTTCATAAGTGTCATCTGAATTAATAACTTGATATGATGAAGGTAATAACTGTTTTGTTAAAGTGGATTTACCACTACCAGCAGGCCCTGCTAAAAATATAGCCTTTGGGCTACCCTGTATTTCTTTTAATAAAGTAGCTAATTTAATCATTTTTTATATTATTGATATAAATATTTAAATTTCTCTTTTAACTGTAGTTTTTAATGTTAATATATGGGGTTTAGGAGCAGGATTTTCTAAATCAAATAAAGCCTTAACATTATTAAAAATACTTAAATTTTGTTCTTGTGATCTCTCAGATTCAACTATTTCCCAATTTTTACCTTTTAAACGTTTACCTGCTTTATCTTCACCTCTTGATTTTGATTTTAACCATAATACACCACGTCTATTTATGGTTTTACCATAACATTCTTCATAACATTGGCTATAAATTGCTGTTTGTAAATCATAAGTAGTTTGTAAGTGGTTAGAAGTTTTTAAATCTAAAACCCATAATTCACCATTTAATTCAATAATTAAATCACAAGTTCCTGCTACTCTTAAAGTATCTGAAAATAAATGTACTTCGGTTTCAATTAAAGTTGGTTTATGTGTTTCCCAAAAATCAACAAAGTTTAAAAACATTGACCACACATGAGGTGGATAAGCCGGATTACCATATTGATTTAAGAATGAACATTCTTTTCCATTTAAATAATCTTCACATAAATTATGAGTTTGAGTACCTTCCTCAGCTGCTTTTTTTACAATGTATTCTGAGGCGTAACCTACCTTTTTTAACCAATCTTCAAAGTGAGGACCTTTAGGATAATAAGACAAAACATGTGTGATTGAAGGATAATAATCCCCATTTCGTCTGTAAAACCTTGAATCAGGTAATGTGATTTGTTTGTGATCATCTGAAATTTGGAGAATTCTGTCGTAAGATTTTTTCATTAATTTATGTATTTATTTTTATTTCTGTTACCTATTTGTCCAGAATAACCTAAACCTTCTGCAATTTTAGTGGTTTTAAATAGGGGTTGAGTATTAGAATAGTGAAAACATTTTAACATTTCATCTTCAACTTCTATATTAAAATTAATACAGGGAACTATATGGTCTATTTCCCAAATGGTGCCATAATTATCCCAATTCATTTCAGGTAAAAATAGACTTTCTAGGTATACTTTATAATAATCTATAGAACATCCTAAATATGTTTCGGTTCTAAAGGATTTTGAATTCCCTTTTAATAAACCCCATATTCTACAACTTATACTATTTTTAATTTTAAACCAAACTTTCTTCTTAAGTCTATACTTATTTTCGTACCCTCTTATCTTATCTTTATTTTGAGATTTCCATAAATCTCCTCTATGTTTGTGTTTAATTTTGTGTTTCTCATAATATTGAGCACTAAATTTACAAATTTGAGATTTGTTTTGAAGATAATATTCTTGAATTTTATCTTTATTTTCAGAATTATATGAATTACGATAAACTTTTATACAATCCTTACATTTATATTTTAAACCATCTTTTGATGATTTATCTTTAAAAAAACTATTTAAGCTTTTTTCTTGCCCACAATTTAAACACACCTTCATAATTAACATTTTATTATAAATATTACTATATCTTGGGGGTCTGTGATTATTGCAATTTAAGCATGAACAAATCCTTAAAAGTAAATTCCTCTGAGGTTTGGATTAATTTAGTAAATTCATAAAAGCCGACATCGCTGGGGTCTTTACCTTCTAATTTTACAACATGTAATCGTTTTCCTGAGTGGAGTAGATCTCCGGCAATCTTAAGTGTACTTTTTAGTGCATCACTATCTAGAGCTAAATATATATCTTTTATATTATTAGACAATAGTTTTTTAGTTAATTGTTTTGACATTGTTTTACCATATAAAGGTATAGCATTTCTTTTAATAGCAATTGCATCAAATGCTCCTTCACAAAGTATAACAGGTAAATCCCAATTTATTAGGTTTTCAAATCCAATTATAGCATTTTTATCAACAGAGATAGCATCATATTTTCTAGCAGGATCTTTTTCAAATGAACGAGCTATAAAGTAATTTAATTTACCTTCAACATCATAATTGGGGATAATAATTTTATTAGCATATCTTCCTACCTCACAATATCCTATTTGATATTTAAGTATATCTGTGGGTGTTATACCGCGTTTTTTAACATAAAACAACGCGTGTTTCGCAGTAATATCTGTTTTCAATAGGTTATATAAGGGTTTATATTCCTTGGGTAATTCAACGTTGAGATTAAAATAGGATTGATCTATTTTAGTTGTAGTACCTAATATAGAATTTAATTCAGAATATTTTTCTCTATCTGCTTTTACTGATTTAAATAAGGAAGCAATGGTTTTACCTTTAATATCACAAGCCCAACAATGCCAAGGATTTTCATTTTTGATTGTTGGTACTAGATTAATTTCTAACTTGGGTTTTCTATGATTGCATAAAGGACAATGGAACGCATAATTACCTTTTGAAGTAGCATTTCCTTTTCCTAGTACCGATTGCACTAGACCTAATAATATTCCGTTTATCATAACCTTTGCTTGTTTTTTTATATTTCTCTTACATCAAAAAGAGCATTAAATTTTTCTAAATCTAATTGTTTTTGAGAAGAAAAAAACATTATTGCTTTATCTAAAGAAACAGATTTAATTGAATTAATGGGCTCATTTGAGTTTTGGTGAAATAGACCGTAGCGTTTCATAAATAGAGATTTTTATTATAATGTAATAAATTATTTTGGGGTATCAAAGTCTTTTTTAAACATTCTTCCACTTATATTATCATTAAAGTATACTGATCCAGGTTCTAATACTTCATTAACATAAAGGTATTTATCTTCATAATAAGTTAATAACTTTTTTGAAGGTACAAACATAAGTATTTCTCTTGTAAATTCATCTTGTTTACCTTCAACTAACATTTGTTTAATTGTAGGATTAGATCCATAATAGGTTTTCCAATCAGTTTCTTTAGTAACTGTTTTTTTCTTAGAGGCTCTTTTATCTACAATTAAAGCTAATTCTTTTTTACCTAAAGCTTTCTTTTGAACAGATATTAATTGTTTTTTACCTAAATATTTTTTACCTGATGGGGTATGAGTCACTTCATAGATAAATCCAAATGGGGTAATTTCCCCCATATCCCCAATATTGTTAATAATTTTTCCTTTATAAATCCAAGTTGGAGTTGTAACCATAATTATGTTTTGTTCTAAATATCGTATTTTACTACAAAAACTGTATCTGTTGTTGAAGAAAGAGGAATTGGTTGAGCTAATTTAGCTACTGCTAATAATTCATTTCTACTATTATATAATCCTACTGTTGTAACATATGGGGCAAAAAATGAACTTGTAGCAAAATCTCTTAATGAACCTGAATTATCTGTTGATATTGTAGGGTTCATAGACATGTTAAAGTCGTTTTCTCCTACTTTACAACGGAATTCATTTTCATAAATGATATGTTCGTTTTTAAAACTTAACATAGCGTTTGGATCTTGTATTATAGCTGCCATTTTTAAGTTATTACTGGGATTATTGTTAATGTAATTGTTGATCCTGGAGTGTAATTTTCTCTATTAATATCTACTCTTAAATCAAAAATATTAAAATCAGAATCTGCACGAAAAGTAAATATATTATTTCCATTATCATAATTTACAATGAAATTTTGATTAGGATAAAGAGTTGGGTCAACTAATGATTGACAAGTTGTATAAATACCTCCATTTATTGGGTCTGTACTAGTTACTACTATATCATATAGATTAGTATCTCCTGTACTTAGAGATAATTGATTATTTCCAATCATTCCTATTTCAATCCAAGGAGCTATTACATTATCATTACTTGTACCTTCATAATAAAAAGATAAATTGGAATTATTATTAATTGTAGAAGTGTAAGTGTTAGTTAATAAAGAATTAGGAGTTAATGTTTTTATTGGATTTTGGCTATTATTAACTACATTTATAAACATACCTTCCCAAGTAGTTGGTGGTGGGACAAAAGGTGCACAACTAGCTGTTATTACATTACTATAAGAAGAGGTTGCTCCATTACTACAACTATTATAAGCTCTAAAATATATGATATCATCGGGTTCAACTGAGGTTCCTGAGTCATTAAAGTAATTAAGAGGTAAAATTAATGGGGTGGCATTAGTTATAATACGAGAGGCATAATCACTAAAATTAAAATAAGGACCATACTCTATAATAGTATAAGTAGAATTAGCTGAAGCTGAATTATATGTAATAAAATATTCTGATTGCCAATTTCCTGAGCAACTAACAGGTGTTACTGTTAATAAAGTAGGGGCAAAACATCCACTTATAGCACATGAAGCTGTGTTTTGATAGTATCTATAAAATGGTAATCCCCCACAAAATGATAAAACCTCAATTGATCCTGTATCTCCAGGAGATCCTGAAATGAAAGATGCTGTAAAATTCACAGTAGGACCTAATAAAGTAGAACCGCTAGAATAACTAGAAGTTACTAATGAACCCGAATAAGGACCTGAATTAAATACTTGAATTACTCCTGAACTTGAAACATATCCTGTATTGATTCCTGAAGCTGTTACACAGAATGAACCTGTGTATCTATATTCTCTTCCAAAGATTTGTATACTGGAAGTTGTACTAGTACATCCGTTAGAATCTACTACAAATGCCTTATATAAACCTGAATTTAATCCATTTAAGTTTACAGAGCTTGTATCTGATGAATATAATATATTTGATCCAGTATCAAAAGCGTAATAATAGTAAGGAGAGGTTCCTCCTATAACACTAAATGAAATAGCATTAGAACATGAATCTATATAAGAAGCAGTTGCATTAAATGATAATGATGTAGGTGAAGTTAAAGTAAAAGTATTACTATAAGATTGACATTCTAATATACCCAAAGGAGATACTATTAAATCATAACTTCCACTAACTAAACCAGAAGCAGTTATAGTATTATTAGGAAATAAGCTTAAATTAACATTAGTATAGATATAACTACCAGTAGCATCTGTCATATTAACTATTAAAGTATCTGTTATATTTGTAAATGCTACAGTTATAGATCCATTAGATCCACCATAACAAGATACGTTGGATTGAGTTACACTAGCAGTTACAGGGGGATAAACTCCTAAATTTACTATAGAACTTGTAATACAATTAAATGAATTTTTAACATCTATAGTATGTGAACCTGTTGATAATCCTAAAAAAGATTTAGGTAAAGCAAAATAAGCACCTCCATCTATAGAAGCTGAAGTAGCTGTGTTAGTACCATCATTTGAGATTGTTATTCTACCATCATTACTTGTGCTAGAACATGGTAATTTAATTATACTAGTTGTATATGATATAGGAGGGTACCATGAATTAAATGAAGCAGAATATACTGTATTAGTATAATCCTTAACATAAATTATATTATTTAAAGAAGCAGTCATACTACCACTAGCAGTTTTATTAAAAAATCCTGGTATTCCTGTATATGTAGTTCCTTGATCTAAAGAATAACTATAAGGAGGTACTCCATAATTAATTGAAAAAGTTACCGGAGAACTAGCTGTTAAACCAAAACAAACTGATGAGCTAATTAAATTGGTAATTTGTAAAGGTAAAGCTGTTATCTCTAAATTTACAGAACTTGTATTACTACTAATACCACCATAGGTATCAATAGTATAATTTAATTTATAACTTCCAGGAATCACACTAGTTTGATCAGGAGTAATTGTTATAATACCATTATTTGTAGTATAATTAGGAAAACTGTACCCAGGTATAGACATTAATTGAACTGAAGATGGATCTATATTTCCACAATCTGCAAAATCATTTGCTAAAATATCTAAAGTTTGAGAAGCATATTCAGTATTTTGATACGAAAAATAATCATTTACTGATGTTGGAGGGGCTCCAAAAATGCATAAATAATCTTGATCTGTAAGTACTATTAATCCTTGAGAATAAAATACATTACCCACATATAAAGAAGAAGTAGCTAAAGTATCTAATAAATTACCTTCACCATCATCCTGAATATTATAAGTTGAACCTGATATTGATATTGATTTGGGTGTTAATCCTGAACCAAATATATTTTGGTCTACTGATATTACTATTATTTTACTTCCTTGATCAGGATCAAATGTAGTTTCATCATATAAACTTGAAGATATATCGTATAAAGCAGTTTCAAATAGAGTAGGATTATTTCCTATAGCAGAACTACCTGTTATAGTAGGAATATTTCTATTTGCAGCCAACATTGATCCTGAAGTCAAAGTAGATTGCTCGTAGTTAAAAAATGAGGATGAATGAAAAAACTGTCCTGTAAGTGATCCTGAGGTGTAGTTTTGGTAATAAAGATTTTTTATAGAAGCATAAATTAATCTTCTATATTCTTCATTAGAGGTTTCAGAATCATTTATAGGATCAAAAGGATTAGTTCTATTAATAGGTAAATTCTCACCTATATAAATTGTAATTCCATTTTGAGATAAGGTATCATTAGTAATCCTCCATTGCTTATTAGCAATATAGGAAGTTAATGATATATCATTTGAACTTAATGTTTTGTATGAAAAACTCATTCATTAAAAGTCTAGTTTTACTCTAATAAGAGCTTCTTTTGTAAAATCTTTTACTAGTGGTGTTGATAATTTAGCTACAGCTAATAATTCATTATTGGTATTATACATACCTACTGTTGTAACAAAAGTTTGTGGATTATTAACCATTGAAGGATAATAAAAATCACCACTACCACTTATCATAGAAGGATTTGTAGTATAATTAAAATCACTATTTTTAATTCTAACAAATATATAATCTGATGTAATGGTTTCTTCACTATTTAAGGAAAATCCTGTAGAACTTGCTAAGTTCATAGCATTGAATAATGCAGCGTTTACTGTACTTAAGTTAGCTGAGTTGTTAGCACTTGGGATTGATAATTGTATTCCCCCAAAACTAGAAGATAGTGCTAAAGCTTGAGAATTTAATAAAATTAAACCTACATCTGGTAAAAATTTACCATATGAACCGGAATTAGTATATCCAGCACTTACACTACTACTTGGTGGAATTAATGTAGTAGCTGAACCATTAGATCCACTTACAATATCAAATACTCTACCAGCATCACAATATGTTATAGTAGTAACACTATTACTATTATCAGTTAAATTAATTAATCCTGAACCAGATAGTGCTAAGTTAAATGTACCTATAAATAATTTTTCTTTATAATTAGCTCTATTAATATTAATAACATAAAAATCAGGTGAATTGGAATTGCCCGTTCCAAAATTCATATTAGTATTTTCATCTCCATTAATTAATGTTCTAAATTGACCATAAGTAATTCTTGATGGAGATAATCCTGGGATTACAGCATTTAAAGGAGCAGATCCTGATCCATTTACTTGACCATAAGCAATTGAAAATTGTGGTAATGCTGTAGTAATAGTATTTGGATTTTGACTATATACTGGAAGGTAAGCATTGTTTGAAATTGCAGTTGAAGATGTAAAATATGAAGTTAAACGAGTTTGACCATTACTCCATAGTGTTGAAACTATTGAGTCCGAACTTACTACAAAGTCTTCATTATTTAAAGATATAAAGCTCATATTATATTTTTATTAGCTAGTTACTCTAGTTATTGTTACAGGAATTGTTACTCTAGCTCCAGAATCTCTACCAATTATAGTTAAGATAGTAGATAAAGAAGATTGGGCACCAAATAATGTATTAACAGTAGTTGCTGTTAAGTTTATAGTAGCTCCAATTACTGTTCTAGATACATTAGTACCAATTGTTGTTGTTGAATTTAAAGCAGCAACTTCAGCAGTATTAATACCTACACCATTAAATGTAGCTAATAATCTTGAATCACCAATAGTAGCTGTGTAACCTGAAGATTCAAATGTTGTTGAAGTTCCTAAATAATTTAATGTTTGAGGAGTAATAGCTAAAGTAGCTCCTTGACGTAATGTAATAGAAGTATAACCTACATTTAATACAGGTAATTTAGCAGTACCACGTGGTAAAGTTAAAAGTTTATACTTCATAATTTGAGTCTCATCAGGAAATGCTTCCAATATTGGCATAGCTTCAATAGCTTCACCATAATAAGCTGATCCTGAAGGATGAGTTGGGTTGTAAAGAGTATAGTCAATCTCATCATCTGATAATGAGAATTGAGTAATTCTAAATGAACCGTCATTTTTAGCTAAAAGTTCTCTACCTTTTTTAGTTAAGATAGCATCTACGGTTACGGATGTGTTGTTGAGAAAGCCCAAGGTATTTATGTTTTTTAAGATTTATAATATTTAAATTGCAATTTATCTTTTCTTGTAGATTTAGCTCGACCTTGTAATATATTATCTATACTAGAAGATTTTAAATTTAATTTTAAGGAAGCATATTTTATACTTTCAAATATCTCTCCTGTGTTTATACATATAATAGGAATTAAATTTTTACCAATCATGGATTTTTTATAATTTTCTATATGTTCAGGAGTATGCTTAATTCCTTTTTTAATTTTACTTCTATACTGTTTTTCAGTAAGGGATTGTACTCTTCCTTTATTTCTACTTATCCCAAGACTAGAATTACTTATTTTATCTTTCAATTCTTGAGATAAATACCCAGATTTATCTTTAGTTTTAGTTAATTTACAATTTAATCCATTTTCAGATAATACATTATAATATTCTTGCCAATATCTTTCTTTTGAATTTAATTCTTCTAAACTACATTTTTCTAGAATTTCAAATTTATGTTTTTCAACACTATATTTTTTTAAAGAATAATATAATCTAGGTTGGTTTTTACATTTTAATTTATAATAAATTTCAAATCTTTTTTCTATATTAATACTTTGACCAATATAAACTTTATTAGAAGGTGAGACTATTTTATAAATTCCTACCATATTGTTTTATTCGATTACTAATTATAAATATGTATATTTTTTATTTTTTTAAATTAAATTTAATTAAAATCCTCCTCCTTAAACATTAGTAATATTAGTTGTAGATACATCTAATAAGTTTTGTGCTTTCAATCTTTTAACAATATTACCAGCATCTTCTTTAGTTTCCTTAGTTAAATATTCAGGTAATAATATTCCTGGTGATGTTTGCCCTTGGTTTTTACTTGTAAGTAAAACTATATTAGTTTCATCTTCAATTTTAGATAACATTATAAAATTTATAACGTGTCCTATAGCTGAACCTGTAGGGTTGTTTACACAGGATTGATTTAATATATCTGGGGGTAAATTATTGTTAGGAGAGGTATGTTCAGAAACTTCAAATACTAGTCTACCATCATAAGAACCTGTACCATTAGAACCTGTACCAATAGTTTGATTAGGTAAATATATATTTGTAATTTCTCTTTCAAAAGGGGATGTAAATGGGAAAGTATCACTATCATGATTAAAAAATCTAATTAAGTCACCTTTTTTAGGATTAAAAAATTCTGTTATAGGTTGGTAACCTAATTCTATAGATTGAGTAGGTAAAGTTTGTTTAATAAGATTTCCATAATAATTTCCTCCAGGTATATAATGATCATAATATAATTTAGATAAATCATATGAAGCTGTTAATAACGTAAATAAACTTCCACTTACAACTTTATTTCCTCTCTCAAAATACCAATTATTAGAAAGAGCAGAACCTGAGTTAAATCCATTATCAAAAGAGCCTGTAATATATATTTGGTTAGGGGTTTGGGTATAATAGAAATTACTTCCCTGTAATGTTCTTACTATACTAGTTAATGGAGATGTTTTAAATTTAATTCTAGAGCTTGAAGTTGTTCTTGTGAAAGTTAATGTTTGAGCAATATTACCTATACTTCCTAATAAATTTTTTAAAGGGATGTTATCATTTGTTACCCCTGCAGGTAATATTATTAAACCTTCAATTGGATATGTAACTTGTATAATTAAACCATCATCTTCTTCTATACTATAATTTCCTAATGGTTGACTATAAGAAACTAAAGGACCTGAGGTTTGGAAGGTATTTTGGGGAGATGTAGCAGAAAAACTTGCAGTTGTACCAGTTGAAGTTATTATTATACTATCTAAACCATTATTTCCTCCATCTCCTATTCTTAAAGGATATCTAAACGCTGGTGGGGATAAAGTAGTAGTTTGTATTAAACCATTATTTGCTGAGCCTGAAAAGAAATTAGTTGGAGGGAAAAGAGGTGAAGGAGTAAATGAATTGAAAGTCGCAGTAGAGTAATATCCTCCATTAGCTGCTATTTGAATTTGTACTCCAGGTTCAATACGTATAGCTCCTACTCTGTTAGTTAAACTGTAAACGTAATTTCCTGTTAAGGGATCATTAGGTCTCTCAGTAATAAGCCAATCATTATTATAAGGTCCTACATGGGTTTGATATGGTGTTCCAGTTCCCGTATAGTTATTATAAAATAAAGTAGTAAAATCTCCTGAAGGTGATACTTTTAATGTTAATGTTACATTTCCTGATATTATTTGTCTAATTTCTCCATCATAAGCAGTGGTTCTATTTATAGGAAATATAATTCCCGAATTTATATTTACAGATAAAGAGTCTGAGTTTATATTTGTGTTTGTGGAAATAACATCATTAGCTAAAAAAGCAGTTCCAACAGTAAATCCATCATTTATATTAGCAGTTACTTGACTACCTGAAGCAGGGTTATTAATAGCTATATCATCTAAAAATGTAAATGCTAAACTAGCCCAAGTAGAAATATCATTAGAAGTATTTTGTAAAATAGGTTCATATCTAAATCCACCAGCATATATAGGTTTTAAACCATTTAATCTTTTTTGTTTTGAAGGTTGATTAATATTATCCAAAGCTACATTTACATTAGTTCTATTAAAAATAGATTGTAAATCAAATATATTTGCATTGGCTTCTGTTAATTCAATTACATTAGAAGCACTATCAATTATATATTTGGTATTTACATTTACTCGTCCTGGGAATGTAAGTGATTGAGATGTAATTTCTTTAAAGTAAGCAAATTTAACTGGATTTAAGTTTATTACAGGAGAATTACCATAAGAAATATCTCCTAATGAATAAGTATTATATAAATCTCCAAATAATCTACTTCCATTATATCTTGAATTAATATGCCCTTTTAAAGTATAATTACTATCTTGAACAGGAGCATTTAAAAATTCAAATCCTCCTATATTTAAATTAGCTCTTAAACTAGCTGTTAAATAATTAAGATTAACGGGTAATATTGGATTATAGGCATAATCAACATCAAGATATTGAGGTGAAGTTCTTGCTGTTAAAACGTTGTTTAATGTTGGATTTATGGGTAATCTATAGTAGTTATCATGTATACTAGAAGAAACATTTACATTAATATTATTTAATTCGTATACAATATTATCAATAGATTGTGAATGAACTGTTATAAGGGTTCCTCCTAATTCACCTGTAAATAACTCTTTATTTTGAGTATTATATTTAATTATACTACCTGAAGTATATGTTGTAGATGAAGTATAAGATGTGTTATAAATTTCATCTAACCCATTTGATCCAGTTATAAAAGCAGTTTCTATTGAACCACTGTAATCTACAAAAGTCATTACAGGTTCGTGTCTTGCTATTTTATTTCTTTCTAAGATATTAGTATTAATAACTAACCCTGTTGATAAATTAGCTTTAGCAGGAACAAAATCTTTTATCATTTTGAATAATGAGTTATCAAAATAAGATAAAAGTTTAATTAAATCAAAAACATTTTGGGAATCAGAATATTTTTTAAAATAAAAATTTCTTAATTCAGTTAATGCCGGATATGAATCCGAAGAATTTAATCTTGGATCACCAATATATTCATCAATATTAAATGAACCTAGTTGTGCTATTATATCTTCATTAATTGAATCTTGTGGTGAAATAGATACTTCAACTATATTTAAATCATTAGTATAAGGATAAATTTCTGGTTTTTGGATTGAAATGTAAGGTGTTAATACATCTCCAGGCACTAAATTAGGAGTTGCAACTCTTACTTTTTCATCTATTTCTGTAATACTACCTAAATTAGGAGTATTAACTAAGAAAGTTTCATTATTTGTAGAATACTTGGCATTAGAAGAATTTATTAAAAATATAGTAGATCTAATAGTAGATCTAATAACACTACTACCATCTCCAAAAGAAGAAGTTTGAGCAGGATGAACAGATGTATAATTATTTCTAACTATATTATCTAATTCACTACCAAAAGGATATCTAAATATTAAACTTTCATAAGAACCCGTAACACTATTTTCAGGATAAGCTATAGGATTTAGAATATGATCTTTAAAATTATTTACTGGGATAGAACCTATCCATAGTCTAATTTCTTGTACAGAAGCAGAAGTAGGATAATAAATATTACTATTACCTATGTTTATATTTTCAATAGTATTCCAACCATATAAATTATAATTAAATTGTGTAGTTCCATCTATAGTAATAGAACTAGAATTTAAGTATTGAATCCCATAGTCATTTTTATTACCTATAGTTAAAGTATAAGTATTAGTTGTAGTATAAGTAGATAAACTATTAGCATCTAAACTACCTGTTTCTCTAGTTAAATTTAATACCCACCAATCATCATTATAAATTGGAATGTTTATAGGTGTTGAATATAAAAAAGAATTACCATTACTTAATCCAAAACTAATATCACCAAAAGAACCTGATTTTTGTATTACTTTTACATGTTTATAGTTACTTTCTAGTATGGATTGGGTTGGATAGGTACCATTTAATTTAAATCTATATTCTATAGTATCGGGGAATATAGTTAAACCTGTATCTAAATATTGTTTATATGAAGGTCTAAAAGGTAATCTAACATATGAAATTCCATTAAGATCTAATTTGTAATTAAATTTAGGAGTAATTTGTTCAATAATATCTAAATCTTTTCTATTACCCCCATATTCTTTAACTTTTAGAATAGTATCAGGAATACCAAAACAATTAATTAATGAGCGTAATCCCCTTCTTGTACCCTTAGTTTTTAGTAAATAAGGTAAATTATGATAAATACGTTTATAAGTTTCTTTTACTATATCATTATCAGGAATAGTATTATTGGAGGCAGTTACATAAGTATTTATCATGTAAGAACCAGTAGAAGGTAAAGTACTATTATTAGAATCAATTCCTAATAAAGATAAGTATAAATCTTCTTGATTTCTTGAATTAGTATAAAGTTTAATACCAAAATTTCTTAAAGTATCTGCTACTAAATCTTTTGAAATTCCAAAATCAACTCTATTATCTGCAACTTGTAAATCAGTAATATCTTTTATATAGGTCCATATATAATCATAATGTTGACCTAACATTGCTGAAAATAATTCTAAATTAGAGTTTTGAGAGTCTTCTTTTATATATTCAGGGAAATTATTCCAAATATAATTTTTATTTTCAATATCATAATTATCAGCATCTAAAACTTGTCCTCCATAATATTGTGAAGTATAATCAACTGAACCAAACCAAACCAATGATTCAGGGTTTGTAGTTGTTAGATTAGTATAAGGTTTAATTGATCCTGATTTAGGCCAAGAATAACTTCCAGATTCATAGTATAAGAAATATTCATATCCATCAAATTTTTCAATTAGAGTATTTAATTGATTTTGTAAATTAAGTACACTTGCTGAGGTATAAGTTACACTAGAAGAAACACTTAAATTATTAATATTATTAATATCTGATTGGAGCGATTGGATTTGAGTTAATTTATATTTAAAATTTTCAAGTCTTTCTCTTGCAGAAGAAAAATGGACAAAGTTATTAAAATCTGTATAATCAACAGTTATTTCAATGCTTTTTTCTTCTAACCAAGATTGTAATTGTTGATATGAAGAAGAAACAGAAGAATTTAATAATGAAGATAAATTTAAATAAGGTGTTGTTAAATTTGCTTTTTCTACTAATCCAATATTAATATTAGGTCCTCTTAAAGAAGTAGTATCAGGAGTAGCTTCAGCTATAAATTCAGTATTTACTTCAAAAACATAAGGTTCAGAAATGCTTTCTACTAACCAAAAAGTATCTTTTAATCTAAAATTTGAAGGAAGAGGTTCATATAATTTAATATATAAACTAGCATATGATTCGTTTGAATTATCAAATGCTATATTAACTCCAATAATAGTTTTATTGTCACCAAAATTTAAAAGAAAATCTGAATAGAAGGCTCTTGAGTTTCTTTCTGAGATGAAAGTCAAATATGATTGTCCTAAGTCAGTATATGAAACTGAATTGTTTGATACTTTAAGTTCAGTTCTATCTGATGATATTTGTGATATGAAAAAAGGAGTAGCAGGTGTACTAAAAAATAGTTGTCTATAGAAATTATATATTATCTCATATTTTCCCAAATTAATTCCAAATGATTCTAAATCAGCTTTAGGATCTAATTCAACTTGGTCATATAAAGAAGTACCTTGAATAGTCTGTCTTGTAGTATAATTTTTAAAATCATATACAGAATTTAATACCTCACCATTAGGAGATATAACATGTACTTCTACTCTATCCTCAGGTAAACCAAATTCTTTATTAATGTTTAATGAATTCAATAAAGATTCATCACTAATTTTATAGTCTTGGTTTATAAATTGGGTTGGATCAAGTTGGGATATATTTGTAATTTCCATTATTTGGATGCTGTTAAATCATTTATTGTTTGCTGTAACGTTAAATTTTCAAGTCTTAATTGATTAATCTCATCTAGTAGAGCATCTATTTCACCTGCATTTTGGTTAACACCAGTATAGTCTGTACTTCTTCTAATTAATTCTAAGTGAGAATTTACATCTCCTTCTACGGGAATTTCATAAAATAAGTCATTATATGCTTGAAAAAATTGATCTATAGTAATAGTGTTATCTACTATTACTGTTTGTGGTTGTAATAATTGAGAAAATTGAGTATCGATTACATTTAAATATGTAACTTTACCATAAACTGTTTTATTTAATTGAACTTGTTCCGCCATTATCTAACTATTTTAAAGTAGTTTGATGGGTCATCTATAACTACGGTTTCACCATTTGAAAGTATAGTTTTAATCAAAATTTGATAGTATCTTTCAGGTTCTAAACCATTCATATATAATTTAAAATAATTACTTGTGTTATCACAACTTACTTTAGTATAAATAGTATCAAAATCAATTACTATTTCTTCAGTTTTAGCATCTTTTAATGCCCAATATGTAGTTGAAGGTAACGCTTTTGGATTTAAATATACTGATGATGTTGAAAATGAACGAGCAGGATATCTATCTCTTGATTTTATTCTAAATACATAAGTTGAATTTTCTTCAAATTCTGATTTATTATTAGATATTACAGGTATAAAATCTGATGTTGTTAATTGTGTTAATGTAGTGCTATATAAACTATCATTCCATCTAAATTCTAATTGTGGTGGGTATATAGTATGAGTATCCATTGAAAAGAAAGATGTAATTAATGGAGTAGTACTATTTTCTATACTAGAAGAAAGTTTTAATAAAACACCATTATTTTGAATTGAACCCGAATACCATAAATTAGTAATTGAAGTTAAATCCATATTAATATCTTTACTATCAATATAAGTAAAAGATTGGGAAGTAAAAGAGCTAGAAGTAAATGAACTACCAGAAGAAGCCCAATTTGTAGTACCTGTACTAATCCATGTACAACCAGCAGTTGTTGTAGGCTCATCACCAGATCTTCCTAGTCCCATTATCCAACTTTGAGAAACAGGATGTCCAAAAATAGTATAATCTATAGGTAAAGTAGCATTAGCTAAAAATAATTTAAGATAAGAAACAAAACTGCTTCCACTTACTTTATTATTAACTACATCAGTTATTTGAGAAGTAGGAAATTGAATTAACGCTCGTGTTACATCAGCGTTTATAGAAGTAATCTCAGTTTCATTTGATATTTCTAATATTTCGTCTCTACCAAAATTTTGAGTTGAGCGATATGAAGAAATGAAAGTATCTTTTTCAGGGAATATTTTGTATACAGCCATAAATCTAATATATAATATAAATATACATTAGATAAATTTTTTTAAAAAGTTACGCACCTACCTTGAATATCAGTTGTTAGATTTTTAACTTCAAAAATACTTGGATCCAAAGAAGGATATAAAATGTTATTAATAGTTGCTCCCTTAATATCATAAGCATATTGTGAATAACCAGAATTAGTTCCTGCTTTATTTACTATATTTACTTTTTGTACTGTTTGTACTCCTTCTACTTGATCTAATGTACTATAAATATCTGCGATTAAAATAGGCTGATTTATTTGCCATTGATCAATATTGAAATAAGACTGTAATACGTTTAAACAGTTGTTTATAACTAATTTTCCGTTATAATTTGGTCTAACTACTACATCAAAATCTACTCCAATATTAATAACAAAAGCATCTTTTATATTAACACCATCAGTTAACATTCTATATTCGGAAAGGAATGTTTTTACATTTTGTTTTAAAGCAGGACTAGAAACTATTAAATTACCTGTAGTATTTTTAGATAAAATATAGATTGAAATAGCATTTGGATTTTGTGTAGCTAATAAATCTGTTGGGTAGTTAACACTAATACCCATATCTTGTGATACAAATGCTTTAGAAATTAAACCATATTTTGAAGGTAAAGATAAAGTTCTAATAATATAATCATCATTAGTTATAGTTCTTAACTGTGTAGGATACATAGCTAAGGAATTTTGTCTTATTTCTTCATTTGTATCTCCATCTCCTCCTCCTACAGCTGCATCATCATTAGTAAAAGCTAATGAATTTAAAACAGTAGTTTGCATATTAGCATCTAACCCACTACCCGCAAATGAATTAGTTCCACCAATACGATTAGTTAAAGTATTTGAAGGTATATTTGAAACTGCTCCTCCTCCTTTTAAATAAGTAACTGTTAAAGTAGTATTTGAAGGAGCTAAACCATAGGTTTGGGTATATAAAAAGTTTGAAGGATCCCAAGCAGTAGTCATTTTATCTATCCCATAAGGTAAACCTAAACCTATATTATCAGGATTAGGGATAATTTCTTCATCCGCTCCTGATGATACACCAGGACCGAATTGTAACTCTAATGTATTATTAGTTTTAAAACGAGAAACAAATCTTCTAGGTACTTTTTTTAATTTAAGTAAATATGGAGTTGAATCATTATATTGAGATAAACTTGGATCATTTGTAGCAGTATTTTCAGTAGCTTCAAAAATAGTATCTTGAGCTAAATAAGGTACTTCATACCATTGATTATTATCCTCGTCAATTATATTTACTATAGAAATTACATTATTATCCGTAATAGTCACAGTAGGAAAACGTTCAGGATTACCAAATGTAAACGTCGTTGTAGTTAAAGTTCCAGCCGTAGCTTTTGCAGTTTTTTGTAATAAGTAAAATAATGGATTACCACTAGTATCATAACTATAAACTGAGGTGTCTGTTAAAGAAGATCCAGAGTTTGAAAAATCTACTTTTTCGTCTATATAAAAAGCTACATTCCCATTACTATTGGTTTGTAATTGAGTTCCTTCTTCTAAAATTAAAGCATAATTAAAATCAGGTATATATTGACTATTTACTATAGTTGAAGGTACTACTTGAAATACACTAACATCAACAGAAGCAGCACTTGTTACTTTGGGTTGATACCCAAAATTATAAGCTAAGGCTAATAGGTTTTTTCTCTGTTTAGCAAATTGTAAGAAATTTTCTTGAATTTGATTGTCAGTATAAAAAGATAAAACGTCTCCAACATATGAAGCCATTTCAATTAACATCATACCTGGAGATGCCTCTGAGAAATCATTATAAGTGTTCGGATAATATATTTTAGCAAAGTTAATTAACTGTGCCTTTAAACTATCAAAATCACGATTTAGATATTGTACGGTTTTTGTGTTAGCCATTATTGAAATTTATTGAAATTTCGTCACTTATATTAGTATTAAGTATAGAATATTTAAAATATACTTGTATTATGTTTTGATCAGGTGAAGCATTTACTACCAAAGAATTTAATTTAATTTGAGGAAAATATTCTTGTAACCCAAAAGAAATTATATCTTCTATATTTTGAGCAGTACCTTGAGTTATTTGTTCAAATAATTGTTCTCTAATACCTGCTCCAAAAATAGGATTCATTACTCTTTCTCTTCTTCCTGTAAGAAAAAAGTTTAAAATATTTGATTTAGTAGCATCCTTAGTAGTATAAGTAATATTTAATCCAGTTGGACCATCAAAAGGAACTTTAATACCTACACCTTTACTAGGTGATAGATCTAATGGATTTATATTAATTATACTATATGCCATTAAATACTACCTTTTTCTTTTAAAGCACCCATTAATTTTGAAAAATCAGGTACAACATCAATACTTACATCATTTATATCACGTACAGGACCTTGAGATTTAATCATCTCATCCACTGTAGCTACTACAGGAGTATTAGAACCTCCCATCATTCCTGGTGCTCCTCCATTCCATCCTACAGCTTGTGAGGCATTAAATTCACCTCCATTTAAAGTTCTCCATTCACCCGCTTGAGCAGTTTCATTTAATATATCTAACATAGGGTTTCCTGTAGATTGAATTGGTTTTCTTTCCTCAGCAATTATATCTGAGAATGAGGGTTTATAAGTAGATTCTACTTTAGAGTAAGGTTTACCAGTAAATTTATCTTCTGTTAAATTAGGTTTACTAGCGGATTTAACTGCTTCAAGTAGAATGTCTCTCATTTCTTCTTGAATAGCTTTCTTTACTTCTTCTCTAATTACTTTTCTGAATGCATCTAATTTCATACATATAAATATTTAATATTAAAACTTATTTTAATCTGGTGTTACTGGACCATCGAGTGTATTATCGGGATTATATCCTATTTGGGTTACTATATCTGTTATATCTTGATCTGTGGGTGAATCATTACCTTGATCACTTGTTCCGGTTTGTCCTTGTTTATCAATATAAAATTGACCTTCTTTAATCAAAACTTGATCATCAGTAGCATAGGTACCTTTACCTTCATATTGAATAATACCTCTTTGATCAGCTACTATTACTCTTCTTCTTAATAAAGAAATACCTTCATCAACTACTTCTTCTTTAATTATATCAATTGCATATCCATTGTATACTGAGGGTAATATAGCATTTCCATATTGTGAAGTAGGGAATAATTCATCTAATGTAGCTAAACTATTATTTAATGAATCTATACTTCCTTGTACAGCATCTAATAAACCTGTATCTCCAGAAGTATAATTACAATCTCTTAAATTTTTATATAAAATATTAAGACCAGTTAATAATCTAAGAATTTCTTTTCTAATTCTACCTATCTCTAATAATACTACTCCTGTTAAGAAACCTGATATAGTATCAACTAGTTTTTCTAAATCATTAATAAAAACAGTAGCTGTTGAGAGAGTATCTGCTTGAGTATTAGTAGAAGCATTAGTTTGTGAAATTACAGGTGATCCTCCTCCTCCTACTGCTAATGGTGTAGCTAAACGTTTTAGAATTTTCTTTATAAATTTATAAACTTTAATTAGTACATTAATAATTCTTAAAATACTATTCATAAGTTTAACTATCTTTTGAATTTGAGCAATTGCTCTATCAACTGTTTGAACTTGTTTAACTAAAAATCCAACACTTTCTTTAAATCTTTGTGGTTGAATTATACCTGCTAGTTTTTTATTTAATTCATCAGCATTTTTAGATATAATATTATTTGCAATGTTAATGGGACTCATAAATGGAGTTAATTTTCTTGCAAACGATCTTAATAAAGTAACTTTAGTAATAATTAATTGAGTAGGATCAGCAGCAGCTCCAATTGTATCACTAGTAGCAACTAGTGCTAGATTTATTTGTTGAATAGTTTTTACTATACCTCCCCCACCAGGAATTATATCAACTAAATCATCAGGTGGTACTATATCCTCTAAAGCTAATCTTATTTCTTCAAGTGATGATTGATAAGATAATAATCTTACTTTATACTGTTCTTCAGTTTCGCCTGGTAATTTACCAGGGGTTAGTTTATTTTCAATATTATTAACAAATTTAGTAATACTAGTTCCAAATTTTAAAAGTTTGCTTTCTAAAAGACCACCAGGAGGCATAGCTTTAGTTAAAATATAACCTAAAGGATTACAAAAATCAATAGAATTTATTTCCCTTAGCACAGTATTAATCTTGAATAAAACGTCTAATATTTTTTCAGTACCATCGTTTATTCTTTCAGGTGCAATTTCGGTTAATATTCTAGATAAGCCAGCAGGTATTCTCATTATAATGTATAAGTTTTATCAGATTTAATACCTTTAATTTGAGTTTTAAGCCTTGTAACAGATTTTATTAAACTTTTCCCTGCTGTTCTTATTACAGGAATACCTACTCCATTACTATCTTTGGCTTTAGAAAGTTTTTGACCTAAATTATTTAAATCATCTAATATATCAATTAATAAATTTTCTAAATTATCACCTTTAATAGCTGGTTGTGGTTTAGCTGTATCGGTTTCTAGACCTAGATAGATTTTTTTAGCATTAACTACCATATCACCATCTGCATCAAAATTAATTGTTCCTGCAGAAGAAAAACCAATTGCTTTTTTAGCAAACAAAAATACAGAATCATCCTTAGAGTTAAGAATAACTCTTCCAGAATTAATTATTATTTGGTCTCCTAAATAGGGAAAATCAGGTGTATAAGCCATAATTATTGTGTGAATGGATCACTTATTAAATTTATTTTATTATAATTAGTATCCATATAATCTAACTTCATAACATAAGTCCCACTAGCTCCGCCCATTAAAGTTACTTGTATAGTTTGATTAGTATCTATTCCTCCATATCCTTGATATTGTAATGGACGATCTAATTCAGTTGGATATACAAATTCAGCAATACCAATACCTCTAGGATTAAATTCAGTTGCAGTTTCTACTTTTATAATAACAAATTTACCATTTTTCTTTAAAATATTATAATAATTAGTATTATCACCTATTATTGAAGGGGAATCAGTATTTAATATTCTTAAAGAAGCTATTGGAGGTTGCTGTGTTGTACTTCCTGTTGGTTCAGGTGCACTAGAGGTTACTGCTAAACTAGCAGTAGGTACAGGTGCTATGGGAGTTACTGAAGAAGTAGGAGGTAAAGATGATGTAGCTAATGAAGAAGTTAAAGATGATGTTACAGGTGCTATTTCAGTAATAGATTCTGTTACATAATATAATGGTTCTGGTTGTTTTAAATTATCTGCTTCTTTAGGTGACTGATCAGGAGTAGTAAATCTTGGGTCTGGTATTTGAAGTGAACTATTAAATCCTGCTCCTAAGGTTACATTAAATGATTTTAAATTTTTAGAAGCATATTCTAAAGGTATATCTTGCCCCGCACATAAATAAATAGATGAACCATCATTTGAAGGATCCTCATAAACTGGTACCCATGGGTCAGGATTAATATCCTGATTAGATTGACGATTTCTAATTATAGTAATAGGAGAACCAGCATCACCTTGAGTACTCCAGGGGTTATTTATTATTTTTTGTTTAGTAGTAGATGAAAAACGAATTGAATTACCAAATCTTCCTTCTAATAATACATCACCTTCTTCAGGTAATAAACTACGTACATCTGCTTTTTCAACGAATGTTTGACCAAAATTTAATTCACCACCTCCATACGATGCTATATCGGGAAAAGCATTATGTTGAACACTATTCCATAATCCTACTGTAGTTAAATAATAAAAGGTTTTAGCTTGTGGATCATCATTTAACCCATATGAAGGAGCATTTAATATCATTACTATCTCCTCTAAAATAGGATATTTAGAAATATTATTAAATAAGGGTTTTGCTATTAAATTTGAAGGATTATCTTCATCTACTATAGTTCCTAATGGAGTAAATTTTACTGAACCTAATCCTGCCCAACCACCTCCATCAGAAAAAAAATTTTTTGTCTTAGTTTGAGGAGATAGTAAAATATCATTAACACGAGCAAAGAAAAATAGACTTTTACTTCCATTTCCTTTACCTGATGTTATATTAGATATACTATTTTGTAAACTAGGATATAAACTACTCATTTATATTTAATTTTCTAACAGGGATTTCTTCTTCAGATTTGCTATTTAATTGTTGGATTGACTCAAATAACATTTCTTTTTCAGCATCCGAAATTAACATACTATCTTCACCTGAGGAAGAATTCATAGCTCGTTGTACTATACCAGCCATTTTAATTAAAAGATCATCGTTTTTAACTGATACGTCTAAATAATCTTTAATTAGAGGGACAATTATAACAGCATCACCTGCTGAAGTGATGAAGGGTTTTAATCCTTCTATTAACCCTCTAATTTCTTTTTCCTTACTAGAAGAATTAGTGTGTATTTCTTTAAGTAAATCGGCAAATGTTTTTTTACCAAAAAGAGTTATACTATTAAAATCCATAATATATTTTTATTATAAATATAACTTCTATTAATTTTTTTAATAATTTAAACTAACAAAACCATAATCTAGATATTGATTTAATAATCGTCTATATACCTTTTCTAATTTTTTCATTACCTTAGTTATCTGAGGGGTATCTTGATCTGTTTGTTCTCTAATATAAATGTAAATTCCTTTTTTATTAAAAATATCTAAATTTTCTCTATGTTTAAATAATTGCATTACAGCATCAGCTGTTTTAGCATCTTCATGTTCAGGGAAAACTCTAAATAAATAAAGATCCATATAATGAATAAATTTATCCATAAAATAAGTTTCACCCATTAAAGGTTCATCTAGACCATCTGAGTTGTTTACTATATTTAAAACAATGGTTTTATCTTCATCTATAGCTTCTACGTCGGCTTTACCTTTTAGTTTTTCATAGTTTTTATTATTATAAAGAATTAGATAACGTTTAGCAATCGTGCCAAAGTACGAGAAAGCTTTACCTTTCGATTGATTATATAAATGTAATTTTTCTAGCAAGAAAGCCGTTACTTCATGTTGAAGTTCGGCTATTGTTTCTACCTCTGTATAATAAAATTTAAAAGTATGAATAATATTTTCTGTTAATTTATGAAAACCATAATCTATACGTTCATTATATATTTTATTTCTCTTATGAGGATCCGTTTCAGCTAAATATTCAATAATAGCATCCTCAGTATCCTGAGTAAAGTACATTTTTTTAGTTTTGGGTTTTCTTTTACGAACTGTTCCCTTTTTTGTATATTGTACTTCTGTTTCTTCTTGGGGTACATGAAGAATTTTAATTTCGGAATTTAATACCTCCATATTATTTGATAAATTTGATATAATCCGAAAGCGCTTCTTGGATTGTTTTTAAATTAGTAAAGAAAAAACCTACTTCATCATCTGATTGAAATAATTGTTTGTTGTCAATTTCTTTAATTTTTTCTTCTGAAGTTTTAATTAGGTCATAAAAATCCAGAATATATTTTTCTTGTACATTTATAGTATTTTCTAATTTTTCTACTTTTTTAAGTAAATTCCAAATAACGTATCCTATAACTCCTAGAATAATTACTCCAATATTGATTAAAATTAATGTCATGTTATATATTGTTTAATAGATTTGCAAACGGTGCATCTGGGTTAGATAATTTAGGTGTTTTAACTGAGAATTTATTAGGTGCCTTAATTTCTACTTTCTTATCTTGTTTAAATTTAGGTAACCATTCCTTCTCAAATTCAATACGAGCAGCCATCATATCAGCCTGGTGTAATATTAATGGTAAAGCAGTACGTGGTTTTTGCTCGGGCATGTAAGTCATAAGATATTTCTTATTTCCCTCATCATATAATCCATCATGTGTCTGAATAGCAACCATTTCATTAAATGAATACTGGATACCATGAGACATAAGTAAAAATAAAGAACGATCGGGAACAGATGCAAATGCTAATTTAGTATTAAACATATAATCTTCTCCTAATTTATCCTTTCTCCATTGATCAGTCTGAGGAATATATGCTTCATGTTGATCGTCTCCCATTTTACCTAAATCATGATTTAAAGCTGAAAATACTAATTCTTCTTTAGTATAAGTAGAAACATCTGTTCCCATTTCTTCCCAGACATTATGCAATTTAAGGGAACAATCAATTACACGTAAAACATGATCAACATACCCTCCAGGGAAAGCATTATGGTATTCTTTCTTATGTGCAGCAGGCATCATAATGATACGTTCTTGATACTTATTATAAAATTCTTTTAATTGAGTACGTCTTGGTTCGGGGATATAAGCATCAATACGAGACATTAAAATATCCCAATTTCCTTTAATCTGTTCAGCGTTTAATTGCATAACTTTTATTTGTTAAATGTGTTAAAAATTTCATCTATCAATTTATAGATGTTGTTATATGTTCTAATAGTAGTGGAAGTTAATAACTCTGTTTCAGGTAACCAAGTAATTTGTGTAGGTTCTTTTAATAAAACTATAGGATATGAAGTACATTTAAATGTTTCCTCTAGAGTATCTCCTAATTTATTATTAGTTGAAATATCGATATTAGTATAAGGTATATTTAAGGTATCTAATCCCTCTCTCAATCGTTTACAATGTTCACATCCACTCAACGTAAACATTACCATTTCCCATTTTCTCATCTTTCTATCTTAACTATTTTTTTCTTTTCCCGTACCCTAATTATACGGAATAAATTTTTAATCTCCAAATCTTTTATATGACGCTTTTATAACTCCTTAAATGTCAATATAAATATATAAAATCAAATTATTCCTTAATTTTTTCTTTTGAATCACATACCTTATCGAATCCTAATAGTTTGTAATTCATATCCATGATTCTACCGTAAATTTTAGGAGATAATAAATGTTTATACTCACCAAAATTCTCTTCTAAATCTAAAATTAAATTAGAGACCTCATCTCTAGAAAAATCTTCCCCTGAAGCCATAATTTTTTCAATCATATCTAAAGATTGAGCAATTATGGGTTCTAACAAGGGAATTAACTGTTTGTCAAAATCAATTTCTTCCATCATACTCTTTTATAAAATAATAAACTACTATTGGATGAAAAAATACAGTAAAAAGTAAATCTTTTAAAGTAAGTCTCTCTACTCCATAACTATTAATTGAAATTACCCAAAAAATAAAACTTATTAGTAGGCCTACTTGCAAATACGCCCTAATAACCATCAGTATATACACCCAAATCATAATTTCTTCTTTAAATTACAGTAAATACATTTAACTTCTTTAAGTTTTAATCTACCCCAATAATTAGTTTTCCAAAATTCTCTAAAATCATGTTTACATTCTTTCATAATAAATTCCTTCATTAACTTTAAACATTTCACCAAAATTCTCAATGGTTTGAATTGCTTCCTCCAAAGTAATTTGAAAAAACTCCCTAGAGGAACCTTGAAACGAGCTCATACGTACAACCTCTAAATTTTGATGTACAATATTCTCCAAAGCATATCCATCAGAAACAGGTAAAGCCCAACGTAATTGCCATTCAGAAACTATTCCCGCACCATTAATTTGTTTTACCCTAGAGATAGGGGAAACAGCTTTACCTATTTTACATATCCCAGGATAAGCCTCATTAGTTAAAACATACACGTATTGACCTTTGGTAGTTGAGTAGTGTAATTTAAGAGCTGACTCGCACCGGTTCCCATACATATATGTCCAAACCAATTGTTGAGATTCTTGGTTTAGTAATTCTTCCTTGTGTTCGATAATGAAATCGAAGGAAATAAAATCCAGGAGTTTACCACGTGGAATCTTTTTATATTTTTGAGTTAATTCCTGGAAATTAGATTTCCAAGAATAGAATTGCGAATACTCGTTTAAAGAAGACTGAGCACCATTGGTATGATAAAGTACAAGTTCACCGTGAGATTCCATTTTTAATGCCTGAGAAATATTAATTGATGTCATGGGGAGAAAATTTAGATTAAAATAGCTTTAACAATTTTAACCTCAGCACCATATTGGTGATTTTCGGGAGAAACTCTTTCGTGATTCCCGTAATACCAAGCGGGGTTAACATTCAAAGCTAAATCTATAACTAAAGGGGTATTGTCGAGAAATGCTATATCGTCATATCCTCCTTCATAACCCGCGGTAACTACTCTTAAGTCTTGGTTTTCTATTTGGGATAAAATGGAAATTAATTCTTTTACTGTCATAATCCTTTTTCTTTTTTATACGGGGTTACATTTAGTATTGTAAATTTTTTCATACATCTAATTTTTAATGATATAATATACGAAAAAGAAATTGGAAAACCAAGGGCTTCCCAAAAAAAATTTTTTAAAAGAGGATTTTGAAATCTCGTGAAGTGTGGGTGAAATGGTTATTTCGGAATTGTAATATATGAGTATATATGAGGGGGTGGGTGAAAGATCGTTTTCGATCTGAGGGGTGTGGATCCCTTCCGCCACCCGCACGCGCCGCGCGTATGGACAGCAACGCCGCGTGGGCGTACCGCCATAATCCGTGCGCGATCGCTATCGTCCCGGAATCAAACGAATTAGTCCCACTCTTCAAATTCTTCTACCTCAGGATCAACCTCATACATTCCTTCAGAAATATCATCACAGGCGATATCCAGGTGCGTAAATGCGTTATCCAAGTGGATTTTTACGTTATTATCGATCTCGTTGTATAGCTCATCATTATCGATGTAATCCAGCGTGCGTTCCAAATCCTCCAATAATTCTTGCAGTTGGGCGCTTAATTTGGTAAGTTGTTTAAGTGTATTCATGTTTATATGGGTTTTTTACCCATACATATATGGGGGATTACTCCCCCACAGGTACTTCTGATTGGTATGGTATTAAATCTGAGAATCGATATTTAACTATCACTTTCTTTCTCATTATATGAGTAAAACCAACAAAACCTAACCTACCTACCTTTAAGACATTACAAAGATAATCATCTAATATTACTCTCTCATCTATGGATGATCTTACCTGTCTGGTCATATAATTGTCCTTTTGATTATAAGAATAAGTTTCTGCTCCTTTGTAAGTTGGTCCTACTACTTTAAAAACTGTACCTGATAAAAATTGTTCTTTTGTCATAACCTTTTATATTTTATTATTATGCTTAAATATACGAAATGATATTCGAGTATCCAAGTTTTATTGGGCGCTTCTTAAAGTGGATTGTATCACACGGTGCTCCTTACTTCGGGCATCCCTAATAATAGCCCACCCATCATTATATGATAATAAGAGTCCAACCACCATATTGGCGTTACCAGTATCTCCCCAGTATACGACTCCTATCTGAAGGGTAGGCGTTGTGGGTTGAGTAGTAACTATAGTTTGAAGCCATTTAGAGTATTTCGTTTTGTATTTCATATGGGATTAGTCATTACATTTAAGTTCTTCCAGTTCAATTGCCACAACAGCTAAACCTGAAAGTATGGCTAGCATTAAACATAAACCAAACACCTCAATTGTATCCGCTACTAGGAAAGCTAATCCCACTGTCAATAAACACATTACCGAATACACAATTTTTCCAATTAAATACTTTGTCATAACCTTTATTTTTATCATTATTATACGTTAATATACGAATTAAATCCCATGTATCCAAATCCAAATACAAATAAAAAAACCACCAAGATAGATATCAGGGTGTTCAATTGCATTTTACTAAAGCCCTATCGGATTTATCGAGCGTTTGTTATACCGGTATTACAATTTTGACTGTAATGGGTCATGTTAATTAAGAACGTTGTGTAATTATTGGCTCTGGTGGTTTGTGGCAACCTCTTTTTTAACCCTTAGTGCCTAAAAGTACGTGTATAAATATATGAAACTTAAAAAAATATAGTGGGCCTGTGAGAGCAGGCCCTGAAACTATATTGGGTGGGAATTACTCCGCTTTAGCTGGACGACCTAACTTAATGGTTCCATTCAATCGTTTCGCTTCTAATTCTAACTTACGTTTGTATGAAGCACTTTCCGGGTTTGGTTTACGTCCCAATTTAACTAATCCTTTAACTGATAACCTCATTTGTCGTTTTGAACCTTCTACTATGGGACGACCTTTCTTAAGTTCACCTGCCTCACGTTTAGCTTCTAATTCTGCCTTACGAGTGGCATGTTTGCTTTCGGAATTCACGGGTCTTCCACGTTTAATTTCACCTGCCTCACGTTTTGCAGCTAGCTCGGCTAAGCGAATTTGTCTTACTGAATTTGTGTTAACTGGTCTTCCTAATGTTTTTACTGTGTTTGTCATAACCTTTATTTTTTATTAATTAATTTCTTATTACATGTTAAATATACGAATCCTTTTTTACTTAACCAAACTTACTTTAATAAGCTTTCGATCTAATATTTCTACAACATCAGAATAATCTTCTGAATTACAAATGAATTTATTACCTATGTTATAAAATACAAATTTTAATTTATTAGAATTAATTAATGCTTGGTTAGCTTTTTTAACAAGACCTGTTTGAACTGTAAATTTTTTCATATATTTTCTTTTTTAATTATTAACTTATTACATGTTAAATATACGAAACTAACTTTAAAACTCCAAACCTATTTTATAAAGTATTAGTAATTAATGTTCTAAATGTATATACCTTTCTTTAAAGGAGGAAGTGGAGGGGCGGAGGGGGAA